ATTAAGAGTTCCAAATAATTGTTGTCCTCCACCCCACAACCCTGTACCCCAACCAAACCCGTAAGTTTGTGTAAGTGATCCAGGTTTCACATATGGGTTAACTGTTGCAGAACCACCTGCACTTACTGTAGCTCCTGCATTAGCAGCCATTGTTATTGTAAATGAATCAGAGTTTGGAACTGTAATAACTTGAAAAGTGTTTGTTTCAAAATCACTTGCAACATAACCTGCACCCGATGGTGGAGTGACAGAAGTAAATGTAAATAAATCTCCTGGTTCTAAAGTATGTGCTGCTTTGTTGACAGTAACGGTAGCTGACCCATCTGTAGTATCAAACGTACAACTTGTTAATGCTGTATCTAAAGGTGTAATATCATAGAAAGCACCTTCATAATAAATGACTAAAACTTTATTTGTGCCTATTGCAACATATCTTCTTCCATCTAAATCTGCCCAAGCAAACTGTTCTCTTGCTGCACCTACTAAGGTTGAACTTAATATTTGCGTCCAACCACCTATCTTTTCTGGTAGACCATATCTAAATCTAACAAAATCACCATCAGTCCACTGACCTTCAGCCCCTACTTCTGTGACCTGCTTATTAAATCCTGGTTGTATTAATACGTTTGTTAAAGGCATATTTATATTATATATTATCCAGGCTATTTATTCAATTGACACACTATACAAATTAAATGATTAAAATTATTGATGATTTTTTTGAAAAAGAAACATTAGAAAAAATACAGTATCACATTACCCATAAATTGATGTTTTCGCCTAGATATTTTAAAGGAACCTCTGAAAAAACGAAAGAAAATTACTATGGGGATAGATTTGATTTTAGAGATGATCTTAGTCTGTTTGATATATTTCTAAATCAATCAGAAAAAAAATTCAACATCACAATAAATAAAGCTATGGGTGGAATTGATATGAGGAATTTAGATAATTTTAAACCTCATACAGACGATGATTTATCAAAATTAAATGTATTAGTAATGCTAAAAGGTATTACTGCAGTTACTAATGGAACTGTGTTTTACACAGACGGTCAATTAGATATTCATGTAGGCTTTAGAGAAAATAGAGCTTTGATGTTTCCTGCAAATAAATTTCATAGTCCACATAAAAGTGAACAATCAGGCATGAGGAGGTATACAGCAAGTATATTTATACAAGAATATGAACTTCGACCATAAAATAACAGATTTAAAATTTCATATAAATAAATTAGTCTCTAAAGATGTGTGTAAATATTTTATAGATTTCTATGAAAACAACAATCAACACGCAACCTTCGAAAACAGTTATAAATTTAAAAGTAAACAAAATGAATACGATAATTATAAATGTATTAATCTGACCAAACTATCGTTAGATAATAAAAATTTTAAAGAACCACTAGATTTAGCAAAGAAGTATATAAACTTAATCAAAATAAATTATTGTTTTTATATACAAAAAAATATTTGTCCTTCTTTCGATTTAAATGTAATATCTAATTATTCAAGTGTACGTATTTTAAAATATGATAAAGGACATTTTATAAAAGATCATATTGATTTATCCGGTTTAATTAGAGCTTCTTGCACACTAAACCTAAATGAAGATTATGAAGGCGGTGATTTTAGATTTTTTGATGGTCGTGTTAAACATTCATTCAAAACTGGAGATGCTATGATATTTCCAGCAGAACCTATTTGGATTCATGGTACTGAACCAATAACTAAAGGAACTAGATACGCCATAAACTGTTTTTTAGAACAATGAATTTAAATTTAAAAATAATAGATAACTTTTTTTCTAAAAAAGAATTTCAAATTCTTCAAAGAAATGTATTTAATTTAGACATGAGACCCATGAAGAATAATAATGGAACATACGGTTTTAGACATACGTTTGATGTAGATAAAAATAATCAATGGTTGTTTGATAAAATCAAACAAAACTTTTTTCTAAATAAAGAATTAAAAGTAGTGAATGCTTCTTATCATTTAAGACACAACAAAGAAAAAGTTATGGCGCATAAAGATGATTGTGCATACAATTTTATACTTTATTTAAAGGGTCAAGAACTTATGTATAATGGTACAGGTTTTTATGACAAAAATAATAATTTAAATACATATGTTGGTTTTGTAGAAAATAGAGCTTTGTTTTTTGATGGTAGAAATAATTTACATACAACCTTACAAGCTTTAGGTGAAAGTTCACCTAGACATACTATTAATATATTTTATGACAACTAATATTCAAGATCATTTAGAAGCAGTTATTCACATACAAAATATTGTAAATCCTGAGTTCTTAAAAAGAATCAAATCTTTTATAGATAAAAAAGCAAATAAATATTTAGAAGTTGGTTATAAATCTAAAAATAAAAATATTAGAAATGTAAAAGGATATCATTTAAATTTTAATACACCTACTAATATATTTTACTGGAATTACATTAAACATGAAATTGAAAGACTTTTAGTTTATTACACAAGTAAGTTTCCACTATTAAAAACTAAAAAAATAGATCAAATAGATTTACTTAAATATGGTCCTGGAGGTAGATATACTGTTCATGTAGATGATCAAACCCACAGCCCTAGATCTTTAAGTGTAATTATTAATATAAATGATAATTATGTTGGTGGAGAATTAATTTTTACAGATCAAAAACATAATGAAATAAAATCTTTTGATTTAAAAAAAGGATCAATCGTGTTTTTTCCAAGTAACTTTATGTATCCTCACGCAATCAAACCAATTAAAAAAGGTAAAAGATATAGTATAGTTTTATGGCTTCGATAATTAAAAACTTTTTGTCTAAATACGAATTAACAATACTTCAAAAGTATTGTTATAATAAATTAGATTTTCATAAAGATTGGACAATTACCTCTCAAAGTTTTTCACCAGCCTGGTACCATGACCCTTTTATGACTGCTCTATTAGATGTTAAATTACCTATAGTATCTAAGGAAAGTAAACTAGAATTATTACCGACTTATGCTTATTGGAGATACTATGTTTTTGGTGGTACGCTTAAAAAACATACTGATAGACCCTCTTGTGAAATATCAGTAACTTGTTGCATAAAAAAATATGATAATTGGCCCATAATAGTAGAGGGTAAAAAATTCGAATTGAAAGAAGGAGATGCAATTTTATATAATGGTTTATTTGAAAAACATGAAAGACCTGGTACATATAAAGGCGAAGGAATGGCACAAGTTTTCTTTCACTACGTAAATAAAAACGGTCTTTTTAAACATCATGCTTATGATAGTGTTTTAAAAAATGAAGGAATAAGGATGACAGAAGAAGATAAACAAAATATAGAGAAGGTAAATAAATGGAAAAGACAGTAAATATAGATAATTTTATTGGCGTATATGATGGATACATTACACCTGAAGAATGTAATAAAGCCATAGAGCTTTTTAATCAACAAGATAAAATGAAAAAAACATTCAACAGAATTACTTCGGAAAATGGTAGACCTACAACAGATATACAAGATCAACATTATTTTGCAAATTGTACAAATATAGATGTTTGGTGGACAGAATTAAAAGTCTTAATGTTAAATTTTGACCAAGCTTTTAGACATTACATAAAAGCTACAGGTGCTGATTCTGTATGTGGAGAGTTTCATTACACAGTTTTAAAACTTCAAAAAACATTAAAGACGGAAGGCTATCATCTTTGGCATATAGAACATGCAGCAGATTATGAGAGTTTAGCTCGTTCAATGGTATTTAGCGTTTATTTAAATGACGTTGAAGAGGGCGGAGAAACTGAATTTTTACATTTTTCAAAAAGAGTAAAACCTAAACAAGGGAGAATAGTTATCTGGCCTGCAGGTTTTCCATATGTGCATAGAGGTAATCCACCACTTTCTGGTGAAAAATATATACTAACTTCATGGATGAACCTAAGATAAAACCTTCGCCAATCAGAGAATGTGGCGATTGTACTAAATGTTGTGAGGGATGGCTACCAGGAGAAGCTTATGGATTTAAATTTTTTCCAGGTAGGTATTGTCATTTTTTAAAT